GTTCTAAACACCGTTATGGCGCTAAAGATACCGAAGCATGGCAAATGTCTATTGAAGGCGCTATGGGCGAATGTGCGCTGGCTAAACACCTTGGCATATTTTGGTCAAAAGGATTGCCTGGAGCAACGGACGTAGGCCCCCATGACGTAAGACAAACACCATTAGCATACGGCAAATTAATTGTTCATCCCACAGATGATGATAACCGCCGTTTTTATTTGATTACTGGTTTATTGGGTAAATATGTCATTCATGGATATATGTATGGCCACCAAGCAAAACAACCAAAGTATTGGTCAGACCCACAAAAAACCAATAGATTTGCTTATTTTGTGCCGCAATCTGATTTAATACAGGATTATGTTCAAATGGCAGTTGAACCAACCCCTGTAAAACATTGGTTAGATGACTAGAGAAGAAAAACAACACTATGCTAGATTGGCAAGATTGGGGTGCATATTGTGCCGGCAAAATGGAATTACTGACACCGACACGGCCGTGGAAATCCATCATATACGCCGATATGGTCAGCCTAGGAAAACCGCCAACACTATACCCTTGTGTATGTGGCACCACCGTCTTGGAAATACCAGCGTTCATTCCCTTGGACACAAAGGTTTTCAAAAATACTGGGGCTGGAGTGAAGAAGATTTACACGAAAAAGTCAAAGAATTGCTAAATGACGATAATTAAACTGCCATACCCGCCTAGTGTTAATACCTACTGGCGAAACTTTCGTGGCCATACAGTATTAAGCAAAGCTGGGCGCGAATTTAAAACTGCGGTGGCAGAATGTGTCGTAGCGCAAAACATACCCAAATTTGGCACCAAACGGCTTGAAGTGACATTATTTTTATATCCACGGTCAAAGGTAGTAACAGACCTAGATAATCGCTTAAAAGCGGTTTTAGACGGTTTAGAAGATGCCGGCGTTTATGACAATGACGGACAGATTGATGTACTTATGATTAATCGCGGTGAAATTCGTAAGGGTGGCGGCGTTGATGTAATGATTGAAGTCATATAAAATTAATCATGGCTGATGATTACGAACTAGGCACGGCTGGTCCAATACCAACCGTTAATCCCAACGTTGCAAAAATTGGGGAATTACTCAATGCCGCTAAAACATACGCCAATCAATATTACGTAAAAGACCAAATTCCATTAATTGGTGGAACTCAATTAGGCGACTTTTTATTAGGCCAAGCGCCGGAAGAAGTTCAGCGATGGGGCCAAGGCGATTACCCAGTAAGAAACCCATCCGATGTAGTCAAAACCGGTGGAAACCGTGCTGATATATGGAAATCAGGACGTTTTGAACCTACTTTTGATGTGGCCGCTATGGCCGCACCAGCATTAGGAAAAACTGCAGAAATGACTAAAGGTTTACCGGTTGGATTAAGTATTAAGCCGGTAACTGCCGCAGAACACGCAGTTAGCACTAGAGTTCCAACTGCCGTTAAAGCAACAGAAAACCCAATTACAGAACATTTATTTTCTAATTACGAAGCGGCTAAAAAAGAACCTGAAGCTTTCAAACACAACGTTGAATTGCTAAAAGACTATCCAAATATTGGATTAAAGTCTAAAAACGTAGATGTAAATGCAGAAAAGTTTATTAATCATGTAAAAGACAACTTGCTTTATTTACATGATGCGGTGCCGGCAGACACTAGAGAACGTAGCAAACTTTGGTATAACGGCGCCCGAAACATTGTGGACAAGTTCGGTAAAGAATATGGGGTTCCTGACCAAGCGGCTTCAGGAGTATTGGCCGTTTTATCACCACAAAAAGATTGGTTTATGAACGTATCTTTAGGTGAACGTTTAATTAGCGCCATGAAAAACCATCAAGGAACATCCTGGTCGCCTGAAATGTCTAATATTGCTAAAGAAATATGGAATAAACCGCAATATGCGCCAATGGTTAAAGCAATTGAAGGCAAAACATTGGGTGAGTTGTCAGACCCAGTAGAAAAAGCTATGTGGATTAGAACCCATGACCAGGCACATAATCCTAGAGAACATTTTATTGTGACCCCTGAAGGCGATTATTCGGGCGTTAGATTGACCGGAAAAGGTGAGCCATACAAAACTGGTTGGGGTTCATTAAATGAAATTGCTAAAGGCGTAAACATTTATGAAAACCCAACTAAAGAAAACATTAGTAAAAATTTAGGTGACCAACATAAAGTTCGTAATTTTTACATGAACATTTATGACCCTGAAAACCCACATGGTCATACAACCATTGACACTCATGCAGTAGCCGCTGGATTGTTACGCCCATTGTCCGGCGCATCAAGGGAAGTAGCACACAATTTTGGTAGTAATGTATTGGGTGAAGTTGGCCCTAAAAATAGCGCATTTACTGGTTCACAAGGCACTTATCCGTTGTATCACGAAGCTTATCAACGTGCCGCAAAAGAACGTGGCGTATTGCCTAGAGAAATGCAATCTATTACATGGGAAGCAATTCGCGGTTTATTCCCTGATACATTTAAAAATGCCAAAAATGCCGAAGAAATTGATAAAATATGGTTAAACCATAAAAAAGGCAATATATCCGCTGATGAAGCTAGAAAACAAGTATTTGAAAAAGCTGGAGGAATAAATGAACCTGAATGGAAACAATGAACACGATTACGTGCTTGAATCAATGAAGAAGCATGGTATTCCAACAACGTTAGAAAATTATCTTGGATTGGCTTATCCGGAAGGATTGCCTGAAAACTTTGGTTATGAACATCACATGGGTTTGCCTGAAGAAATTCGCAAAGACATTGACAAAAATAATAATTAAAGGAAAATAAACAAACTAGGCTTTTCTAGTTCTTTTTGCAAAAAGGAAAATATTATGGGTTATGGTATGAAAGGTGAAAGCGGCGAACGCTTTCCAAAAGGCGTTAAATCAAGCGACCGTACAGGCGAAAAACGTGAATCACGTGAAACTGGCGTAAATTCCACAAAATTTATGCCTGGTGCTACTGGTGAAAAGATTCCTAAAGGCGCTACATCAAGCGATACAACTGGCGAACGTCATGCAAAATCATTTGCTGGTGGCGTTGCTCTTGGTATGGAAGATGGAATGGGCGGCCGTGAAATGCACATGGGCAAACACGATGGTCGTTTAGGTGAATTTAATCATGGCAATACTGGTGAATCCGTATGCTATGACCACAAGCGCCACGGCCACGACCAAGACGATATGTAATTATGGCTGGGTTTACTGCCAATCTAAATCCCTCATCTAGTAATCAAACTAGTTTGGGGGACTTATTAAAGACCAGCGCATACGTTAAAGATGCACAACGGGCAATGCAAGTCCAAAAGGCTAAAGCAACGCCATGGAGTGACAAGCCAATGCAAAGCGGCAAAAACATTTCATTTACCGCTGGTTCAGGCAATCAAGCACCAACAGACCCAAAATATTACGCAGATTAAAACGAAAAGCCCTAGCACGTGAAGGTAAACTAGGGCCTTTCTAACCAACCAACTATTAAGGAGTTGATATGGCTGATGTAGATTTTATATTAAAACCGATGGGCGACAAAATCGTTGTCCGTCCGGATAAACGCATTTTAAGTTCTGTAATCATTGTTGAAAACAAAGAAGCAGACAATATGGGTACCGTAGTAGCCATAGGACCAGGCAAGAAGCTACCCAATGGGCGCCGTGAAGCCATGCCAGTTAATGTTGGCGACCATATTCGATTTGGAACCATGAGTAAAAACGCCCAAGATGAATATCTTAAATTTCAAGAATACTTTACTAACGGTGAACGTTATCTTATTATGTCCTGGCAAGACGTATGTTTCTTAACGGAAGAAGATTATGCTGAAAAAAATATTGAATTGGTTTAAATCCGAAGCTGAAAAGTATGCGGAAGATACAAAATTGATTGATTTTCCACTTGATAAAGCTAAAAAGCGCCCAATTTTAAAAAAAGCGACCACAAAGGAAACCGTAATGGCTACTAAACCCGGACTTTATGCCAATATTCATGCAAAACAAAAGCGCATTGAAAAAGAAAAAGCTGAAGGCAAACCAGTAGAAAAGATGCGTAAGCCAGGCACTAAGGGCGCGCCAACTGCTAAAGCATTTAAAGAATCTGATAAGACTGCAAAGAAAAAATAATGGCTACTAAAAAACACGATAAGCCAATAGAACATAAGACTACTGGCAAAAGTAAGACTTATAACCCTACCGAAAAGGGCGCCGGCATGACTGCTAAAGGCCGTGCTGAATACAACGCCAAGAACGGTAGTAATCTAAAAGCACCAGCACCTAATCCAAAGACAGAAAAAAATAAAGGCAGAAAAGCTTCATTTTGTGCAAGAATGGAAGGCGTAGTAAAGAAAGCTAAAGGTCCGGCTGAAAGGGCTAAAGCATCACTTAAAAATTGGAACTGTTAATCATGCCATTAATAAAATCAGCAAAACCAACCGCATTTAAGAAAAACGTGGCCACCGAGGTCAAAGCCGGACGTCCCGTCAAACAAGCAGTAGCAATCGCATATAGCGAAAAACGTGAAGCAGAAAAAAAGAAAGGTAAGAAGAAATGAACTTAAACGACTTGAAACTATCATTTGACCATTCAGTACAGGAAATGGAAGTAATCCTTCAGGGATTGCGTAAGCTTCCTATTGAAGTGGCCCTAGAAATTCATAACAAACTGCACCTGGGCGCGAAAGCAATGGTTGATAGCCATATTGCACAAAGCATTGAAAAAATAGCAGATACTCCAGTAGAAACACCAGCATCAACTGACGGTAGCGCACCAGCAGAACCACCACAAGCATAAGTAAAGAAAGCTTTACAAATCATGGACATGGAATCTGAAACAGTAGGAATTCGTAATGAGAAGATAGCCGAAAGCATGAAGGGCAACCAAAATGCTAAAAAAGGCAAACTTTTCTACGACCAACTGCGTAAGGTTCTAGTCCAAAACGATTCGCTAAAGCTACGCCAGGTAACTGAAAAGCTAGTAGATGCCGCAGTAGAAGGTGAAGCATGGGCAGTAAAAGAAGTAATTGACCGTATGGATGGCAAAGCAGTAGCAGTTCAAGAAGTAACTGGTCCTGATGGCGCACAACTTAAAACTGCCGTACAACTATTTTTTATAGACCCTGATGGAACCGTCACAACAGATTAACGATGCCATTGCTAAAGCAAGGTTCCCTAGCAAATTAAAATGTTTATTTGAACCCAAACAAAGCCGATACAGAATATTGTACGGTGGGCGCGGTGGTGCAAAATCTTGGGGAATTTCTCGCGCCCTACTGATTAAAGGTATTCGTGGAACCATTCGGGTACTATGCGCCCGTGAGTTTCAGACCAGTATTAAGGATTCGGTACATAAGTTATTAAGCGACCAAATCTATGAAATGGGATTGGAAGCGCATTATGAAATTACTCAAAATGCCATACGTGGATTAAACGGTACAGAATTCATATTTGCCGGCATTAAAAACAATGTCAACGGCCTAAAATCTATCGAAGGAATTGATATTTGCTGGGTAGAGGAAGCAAATAACGTTACTTCCCATTCCTGGGGTGTTTTAATTCCTACAATCCGTAAAGAAAATAGCGAAATATGGGTAAGCTTTAATCCTGAATTGCCCACGGATGAAACCTACAAACGATTTGTTTTAAATCCACCGGAAAATTCGATTGTTACCAAGCTTAATTGGAACGATAACCCTTATTTCCCTGAAGTATTGGATATAGAACGCCGGCAACTGCAAGCGCGTGATATAGAAGCGTATAACAACGTATGGGAAGGAATTCCACGTCAGACGATAGATGGTGCCATCTTTGCTAAAGAAGTCACTATGGCTGAATTACAAGGCCGTATATGCAATGTTCCATACGATGCAATGAA